CATTATTCATGTGTCATTGTGCAGCAAGCGCTCTTAACTTAGGTAAGAATGTATTGTACATTACAATGGAAATGGCAGAAGAACGTATCGCTGAAAGAATCGATGCTAACTTACTTGATGTGCCATTAGACCAAATACCTAATTTATCATTTGATATGTTTTCTAACAAGATTGCAAAACTTAAGAAGATGACAAATGGTAAGCTGATTGTAAAAGAATATCCAACCGGTTCTGCACATAGCAATCACTTTCGTGCATTACTTAACGAACTTAAACTAAAGAAGAAGTTTGTACCTGATATGATATTCATCGATTACTTGAATATCTGTGCATCTTCTCGTATGAAAGCAATGGGAGGATCTATCAATTCATATACATATATCAAAGCAATTGCTGAAGAGCTACGTGGTCTGGCGGTCGAGTTTGACGTTCCGATCGTATCTGCAACTCAGACGACGCGTAGTGGTTATGGCAGCTCAGATCCTGGGCTTGAAGATACGTCCGAGTCTTTTGGATTACCCGCAACGGCGGATCTAATGTTTGCCTTAGTTTCTAATGAAGAGTTAGAATCACAAGGACAGATTATGATCAAGCAACTTAAGAATCGTTATAATGATCCTGCTGCACATAAGAGATTTGTGGTTGGTATAGATAGATCACGTATGAAAATATTTGATGTGGCTGAATCTCAACAAAACTTAGTACAAGATGTACCAGTTTTTGATAATTCCACGGCACAAGAGAAATTTAATAACTTTAAAATGGAGTAAGCGATGAAAGGAATAATGTGGCCTTTTTTATTTTGTGTATTTGTTATTTTAATATTACCAGTATTACTAGTAGATAATGCTAAATACTGCAAACAAAGTATTGTTCCTTGTTATCCATGGGTGGAGCCAATTGAATGGAATTAGATGTAAAGAAAGCTGCACAAGAGGAAGCTGAAAAAACATTTGTAGAGTTTATAATATGGACTAAGAGAGTTGTACTAGTTTCTATAATATTCCTTTTAGTTGTACTATTTGCGTGTAACAATGGTGTCGAAACTGGACCTAATGCAACAGGTAGTAAGTACAACGGTGAACAATATAATCCAAGTAACATAAACGTAAAGGAAAACAAATGAAGGATAAAGTGAAACCTATAGGATGGGGAACAACTATTTTAGGTATGAAGGATGCATGGAATGGTATAATGACTATTAAGAACTCTCCTCTTCGTGGCCTTCCACCACAGTTAGGATTGATGGTCTTTTCAATATTGTCTATCATGTGGAGTGGCATCTTTGCAGCCATAATAAATAATCCGTATGCATTCGGAGTATCTGCAGGTGGACATTTACTAGTGGTCTTTGGTATCTTTATTACAGCCATAGTATACGATAGTGCAGAAAAATATACTGCACCACAAAATTATAATATACGTGGAAACGGTGGCGAACACGAATGAAGTGGTTAATAGTTTTAATAACTCTCAATACACCAGGTCCATGGGGAATAAAAACTCTAAAATTTGAAACTAAAAATGAATGTGTTGAATATGTAATGAATGCAGAGAATGCAGGCACACTCGCTATTGAAGTAATAGCAAAAGGTGGATTCAATGATAGAATAGAAGCTATCATGTGTTTACCTGAAGGAAATGATACAATGACAAGGAAATATAATGGCTAAAGTGATGGTTGGTACTATATCAAGTACCTGGTCAAGATCTAAATATAAAAAGACATCTCAAGGTAATGGAAGTATTAAATCTTCTTCTATGAATAAATCAAAGAAAAGAAGTTACAAGAAATACCGAGGACAAGGAAGATAATGCGTGCACGTCTCATCTCATACTCACAACCTGTACGGCATGTACACTCAGGCGAACCAGGAATCATGGGATTGGAAAACATCCAAGACCTCGTCTCGTATTGTGCCCGCGTCTCCAATCCATCGAACCAAGCTAACACCAAAACAACGTCAAAGTTACTTGGATATCTCATCAAGAACAAGCACTGGTCACCATTCGAAATGGCATCAGCCTGCATCGAAATCGAAACAACAAGAGATATCGCAAGGCAGCTCCTCAGGCACAGATCGTTTTCATTTCAAGAGTTTTCTCAGCGGTATGCTGATATCCGGGATCTTGATGATAATTTTGTAGTTAGAGAAGCTCGTTTACAAGATACTAAAAACAGACAAAATTCTATTCAGACTGAAGATGAAGAATTACAGCGCGAATGGGAGAGACACCAACGTCGTGTAATATTCTTCTCAAAGCAAGTTTATAAATGGGCTATAGATAATGGAATCGCAAAAGAACAAGCAAGGGCTGTTCTCCCTGAAGGTAACACTGTCTCAAAGTTATACGTCAACGGGACTATTCGAAGTTGGATACATTACGTTGAATTACGATCAGACAATGGTACACAAAAAGAACATATGGAATTGGCAACGGCAATTGCTGAGTCTATAACACAAATCTTTCCAACAATAAAGGACTATGTACAATGAACAAACATCTTCATACATACTACGCTGATGCTCCTAATGAAGGGCAATATTGTGAGGTTCACTTTAACTTTAAAGAGGAACATGCTTATATTACATACCATGAAGAAAATGGTACACGTTTTGATAGCGAAGAATTTCCAGGTAAGTCGTTAAGGTATGTAGAAGATGCAGCAGAAAATTGGGCTTTAGGCATAAAAAAGTTAAATTAACTGTGTACAAACGTTTTGTTTTGTGATAGAATATAAATTATGAATAAAACAATAAACAGAATTGGTGGTATTTTTTCTGCGGTATCTATTATTGCCGTTGCGAGTTGTGCGTGGATTGGCGTTGTAGACTTCAAAGAAAAAACAGATTGTATGGCTGCTAACATATATCATGAAGCAAGAGGCGAGCCTGATGAAGGTCAATATGCCGTAGCTCATGTTGTTATGAATAGAGCAGCACATGAACAATTCCCTGATACAGTATGTGATGTTATATTTCAACCTAAACAATTTAGTTGGACACACACAATAAAAGATCCACGTCCACGTGAATATGAAGCTTGGAAAAAAGCACAAAGAATTGCTAAAGATGTTTTATATGGTAAATCAGAAGATAATACATTCGAGTCAATTTATTATCATGCTGATTATGTGAATCCTTGGTGGAGTAAAGCAGACGGAATGAATATGACACGAACAATCGGTTCGCATATCTTTTATAATTATGATGGAGTTTGGGAATGAATATAGATTATAAATTTAATGAATCTAATCTAATTGATGAGTTTAAAAATTATATTGATGAAACATATAAAGGGCATTATGCTACTAATAAGTTTCAATCAACTGAAGTGATTATCGAACGTGGACATGGTACAGGTTTCTGTATGGGCAACGTTGATAAGTATTCAAACCGATATGGAAAGAAAGGATCACGTGATGATGCTCGTAAAGATCTGTTAAAAGTATTACATTATGCTTTGATACAACTTTATGTGCATGATAACCAACTGTGACATAAATGTCACACTCCCTTAAAATATTTATTACTGTATACTTAACTTTAATAAATATTAATGTAGACGTTATAAAGATAGTATGGACCTCGGGGCAGTACCGAGCAGCTCCACCATGAGCATATCATAAAATGACAATGAGCCTTAGAGCCAGTAGTCAAAATTTGGTATGTTCTTGATGGGGCTGAGATAGGATCGACATGGTATTTAGTTTACAGAACATAAATGCAAACAATAATTTTGCACCATCTGGATTCGCGCTAGCCGCTTAATCACAGGGGGTTGACCACTTACCTAGCAACAGAAAAGTGGTAACATATAAGAAAGGGGAGATTATATGGAAATCTTAAACAAAGTTAAAACATGGGCAGGTACACTTGCTGAGGTCGGTATTTCGATAGCAGCACTTATGATAGTAATTGAGGTCTTAGGCCTTAGTTCATCTTTAATGCCGTTTCTGCCAACTGCGAGCGTGATAACTAACGTTAGCGGAATAGTAGCAATGTTAGGATCACAGGGACTCGTAGGTTTAGTGGCCGTTTGGGTACTCTATGAAATCTGGAATCGTAAATAGACAACAAAGGAAAAACGATTATGAAAATTGCAGCAACACTAGCAGCAACTCTTATTATGGCGTCCTCAGCAGTTTCTGCTATGGACCTCACAGTAGCTGGTCAGACTTTATCCGCAGGCGGAAAAGCTGACTTAAATTATGATACAGGAACTGAGCTATGGGCTATGGATTTTATTCCATCAGTCGGTATGAATGCTTGGGGAACTGACTTTAAAGCATCAACAACTTTTGATGTTATTAACTTGAATGCAGGTGACGTATTTCAGGGAGTAGATCTCGAAGCGGGATATACAATCGGAGGTACAGGTCTACGTGCGTACGGAGAAATCGGTACAGATGCAGATCTTGAATTCGGCGATGCAACACTCGGCGTATCATTCGCA